AACGCGTTCAGCCCCGGCAGAAGCTCCTTAAGGAGTTGTGCGCGAGAAATAGCCATCTAACTAAACTCCTCTTATGCCGTGCCGAAGGGTTGATTATAGACGTGTCCGCCGACAAGCGACGCAACGCTGGGGGCATTCCACTTAACGAGAACTTCGGTAAAGGAACCCGAAGCATTCTCGCTACCAACCACCATGTCCACGATACGGAGCGGCCACGTAGCAGTAGTAGCAGTGGTCTGCCCTGCACTGACATACGAGTTACCAGTGGTAGTATTGAGCGCGGTCTGGGTAAGAACTGCGTTCTGCCCGAGAACCGCCCGCGTCACAGCGCCGATGGTCGAAGTAGTAGTGGACGTAATCGCCACCTTGAACAGAGTATCAGGGTCATCCGCGACATAAGCCGTGATGTCAGCCGCTACAGTAGCGGCGGGGTAGAATTGGCGGAAGACCTTGCCAAACGTAGGGTCGGTGTAGGTGCACCCAAGAAAGACGCCAACAGGAGTAGCGGTAGATGTAGCAACATCGCGCTGGATCAGACCGGCGACGAGCTTAACCACATCGCCATAACCAATAGCGGTAGCCATACCAGTACCAATAGCAATTTGTCGAGTGGAACCGGCAAAAACCTGACCGCCGATAAGGCCGACAGGGAGAAGTCCGTAAGGAGCGAGAGCGGCAGGCATCGTAATCTCCTACTAAGTGCCGTTGCCAAAGGAAGAAGACGACCTACGCTCGCGAAACAGCGGCATACGTGCGTCATTCTGACGAAGGAAGTTCGCTTCTACAGCCTCAGACTGGTCTGCAGTGCGCTTATTGATGAATGCCTGACGCTGGCGAACCAGTTCATTAGGCAGTTTGCAGAGCAGAAGACCACCAACCTCAACGTTGTCCTTGAACCGGCTATCGCTATCTACAAGCATCGAGAACTCCGGATGCTCTTCAATTCGAACCGGTTCCCAGCCCTCACGGGTCTTGGCAGACACATTGCGGGGGTCTTTCTGGGTATAAGACGACACACGTATCCAACGATAAGTATACCCCGCCTGTTTGCTAGGTTCAGGCAGTGCGCCAGCGGGTGCCCAAGCCATCTCTCGGGCTTCGGTAGCGCGGGTCTCTTGTTCGCGGGCCATAGAGCGGCCAAGTTCACTTTGCATGTCGATCATCCTGCAGTCTTGATAAGCTCACGAGCATATTGCTCGGGGGTAACGCCTAAGCGTTTGATGAGAGCTTCTTGCGATTTCGTGAGCACAATCCTTCGTGAGGACGTACTGCGGGAGGCGGGGGCTACAACAGTAGCAGGCCGACCTTCTTGACGCCGGGGCGTCTTGGCCGCTGGCCCGAAGTACTCGGGGAAGCGACGGCGCATCGTGCTATCCACGTCACGCCAGTAATTGTCGGTACCTACAAACGAAGTACCGTGTTGCTTGACGAGCTTCTGATGAAGCCCAAGCGCATTAGCGGTCATCTCCTCGTCGGTGCCGTACCATGTGTTGCGCTCTTGCCACGCAGCGGTCTTAGCATCGGGGCGGGGAATTTCCACCTGATCTTCAGTGCTTGCCACGGGTTCGTCATCCTGTAAAGGCTGACGATAATTTTTTACCTGTGCGAGACGATAATTCGCATCGGAAAGCTTTTCCTGCGCCGCCAACACCTTATCGGTATCACCAAGCTCATACGCCTCCTTGTACTCCGCACGTGCCGCAGCGGCCTCAAGTTCGACTGCAGACGTGATGCTGCTCTTGAGGGCGTTGTCCCCGCGAGACAGGCTATCCTTGAGGGCCTTGTTCTCCGCCAACAGGCGTTGAGTGTAGGTCGTACCCTCGGCGCTCTCCCGCAGGACACGCTCTTTTTCTCGCCGCTCGTCGTGCCAAACCTTCTTTAGTTGCTTGAGCTTCGTCTTGACCTTATCGGAATACTCGTCAAGCTCGTCGGCTTCCAACTCATCAACGATCTCTTTGGGAAGAGGCTCCCTGCCCCTATCCTCTTCCGGAGTATCGTCAATTACCTCGACTGTTGCTTCGTCGATATCCTCATAGGAGATTTCGAACTCGTCTTCGTTGTCGTTTTTTTCGCTAGCCATGTCATTAACCCCTTGTGATGTTTCTTGGATCGTCCACTACAGCCTCAACGCTATCGTCGTTGATGATGCGGAAATCTCGACCATGAATTTTAACTTTGGTACCCGCATGTGGGCGGACAAGGACAAAATCGCCCTCCTTACACCACGGGCCGCTTGGGAACCGTTTGGTATCATTGTAGGCGTCTGGGCCTACCTTAAGAACAAACAGTACGGTAGTAAGAAGCTCTTCGTGGTGCATGGTGATATCGGCTTTGTGAACGCCTTTATCGGACACCTTCTCCACATCCGGCACAGCGCAAAGAAGCCTGTAACCGGACGGGTCCGGAAGCTGACTAGCCTTGGCTAGAACCGCCTCTGGCGTGACCTCATCGAGAACTCTTGGTCTCTTAATTTCTTTACCACTTAAATCCACCAATGCCATTTATTCACCCTCAACTTCGTAGCGCTGAATTTGATCTATAACCATCATCTTTGCCATGAGATAGCCACGAACAATCCCGCAAGCGTACTGGTAAGCGCCAAAATCTTTAGCGCTTCCAAGCCCCATATCATGCTCCATACGGGCAATCTCTTCGTCCAACTTCTTAATGATTATCTCTAGTGGGTTATTCATCTACGGTAGTCTCCGCCTCTGGTTGATCTGTAGGTAGTTCTTCTGGTGTCTGCCCCAACGGGCTACCCCCGATACCACCGGGCATGCCCATCATAAGCTGGTGAAGTTGATCCTTGGCTTGCCTCCGCTCTTCGAAGCTCTGCTTGCCCTTGGTACCTTCATCGCCGTGGGTACGAGCGCTTTCTTCTCGGGCTACGTCGATACCCATCTTAAGGCCCGCACGGAGGTCTTCGGAGGAGATACGTTCTTTCTCTCCGGCGATCTTCGCACCTACCTGCAGACCGGCAATGCGCTCTTGAGCTTCCAGCTTCTCGACTTCCAAGTCATGCTTATCGCTGGCGAGAGCTATGTCCGCCGCAAACTTGCGCTCCTTGAGTTCTTGGTCCTTCTTCTTGATCTCAAGTTCGGCCTGCTGCATCTGCACTAGGGGGTCTTGCATGGCCTGCTGGGCTTGGGCCTGCTGGGCTTTCCCTTGGTTTGTGGCGAGAACCTTGCCTGCGGCTGCGGCGGCGAGACGACTGATCTCTGCTTCCGTCGCCCCGTCCATCTCGGCGTCTGGCTCGGGGTATGGCACACCAGCGGCCTCCTCGATCTGCTTGCGGTACTGGAACGCCACATGTTCTAGGATGTGGGCCTGCATCGCCGCCATCAGGGCCGGAGCCTGCGGGTTCTGCCCCATAAGCTTCTGGATTTCAGGGTCTTGCATCGCCGCCGTGTGCACGATCAGATGGGCCTCGTGATCCTGCGCGATGAACGCCTTCACAGGCTTACTGTTAATCATGTCCATATTCTCGGACACAGGGTCTCTGGGCTTCTGGTCGTCCTCTGTGGGGATAAGTTTGCCCACATTCTTGATATCCATGACCTCCAACATCTGCCTGTGAAGATAAGGTAGGTCATAAATCTGTGGGGCCATCTGAGCCATTTGGATCACGGCCTGATACTGGACAACCTTCTGCGCCATAGTAGCCGCGTTAGGGTCGCTCACCGGAATAACCGTGACTAGGTCATAGTCAGACTTTTTGGCATGGGCGGTGCCCTCTTCCGGCTCGTAGGAGTATTCATCAGGGGTGTAATCCCTAATGATATCCCGTAGCAGCCTGAACTCCTGCCGCATCGCAAAGTGAATGCGCGCCTGCACGGCGGACATCACCTTAAGTGTTCTCTCCAAGATAGCCAGCGTGGTCCCGACCGGGGCCTGCGCCGACATGTCGCTTACCTGCAAGTCCGCAGCGCCCGCGAACCGGCGACCTTCTTCAACGATTTTTTCTAGGAGAACCAACAGCACTTGGCTTGGTTCTTTGTAGGGCAGGGGCATGATGTTATCGCGCATCGTACCCGACGCGACATCCACATCCCTGAACTCACCGGGGCCTATCGGGGTGTCGTCACCCTTAATCCGTAGACCTTTAGTCTTGTAGCCACCCGGTAGGTTAGAGAGGGTACCTGCATCAACAAGCTGGCGAATAATAGAAGTACCAGACTTGGCAAAAGCGCCAATAAGATGAATAAGGCCAAAAGCGTAAAACCCAAAGCCCGGAATATACGCGTAGTGGACAAAATGGTTACGCTTTTGCTGGGTCGGGTCATCGGGTTTCCAGTTCCGGCGAATAGCAAGAATAGTGCTACTGGCCTTGTCTATAGTTACCACATAAGGGACAGCAATACCGGCCTTGGTAGTCTCTTCGTCTACTTTATCATCTGCGGCATCATAAGAAGCCAAGTCCAGATCAATGTGTGCTTCTAGGAGCTTATGCCGGTCATCAGTTGTAGCGCTGAAGCCCATCTGCTCCGCAATTTTCTTCTCTACCTCATCGAACGTATCGGTGGGGTCAGGTAGGTCTACCTCCCTGTAGAACCCCGCCGCCTGCAGTTTCTTGACCTCGTTGGGTGTCTTCCGCATGACGTGGGTCACACGCCCCGCCGTCTCCAACGAAGACGCCCCGTATGGCACCACAACATCCTCTGCAGGGACGAACAGGGACACCTGTCGTTGCAGGGAGGGGTCGTAGTAGACCTTCTTGAATGCATTACCGGAGAGACCGAGGCCCCACAGCATCCGCTCATGCTCGGGACGATACTCAACCATGCGCTCGGTAAGCTGGTAGTTCATGTCATCTTGGACGCGCGTAGCCGCATCCTTCTTCTCGGGTGTCTCCCTGCCGATCATCTGGGTCCTGACGGGGCCAGCGGCGGGGAACGTAGCCGTCATGGTCTCGGCTTGGAACTTGACCAGCGCTTCGGAGAGGAGGGGGTGGTAGACCCCGCACGCGCCCTCCCACGGCTCCGTACGCTCCTCGATCTTCATACCAAGAAGCTCAAGACCATCTACGTACGTCTGTATCCAATCTTTACGAGCGTTAATGTCGTCCTCGACATCGGAAATGATTTCAGAGGCAATGGAAGCAAGAACATTCTTATCCATGTCCTCGGCTAGGTTCTTACTAAACTCTTTATCTTCTTCCTCTTCATCGGCGTCGAACTCATCATCCATCGCCTCCGCTTCTTCCCGGTCGTCCTCTAACTGTGACTCAAGGATTACCTCTAGCCCCGGCGCTTCGTCGGTTTCATCCTCAAACGACACATCTAGGTTGTCGTTGCCTAGCGGGGCAGGGCTGAGAGATTTCGAGAAGGCCATATTATCTTCCTATTGTTCTTCGGGGTCAAAAGTAGAAAGTCTGGTCAAAAACTTATCTATGGATGTCAGGCGCTCACGGTACTCCGCCAACCCTTCTTCCCCGTCCACACCATTACACCACATCTTGGTGACACCAGAATTAAGAACCATAAACACCGCTATACACTGGCTGGACTTAAGCAGGTGGATGAACTCTTGGCGGATATATTCTCGGTCCACTCCTACGGCAGTAGTGGCGGTCTCCGCCTCCTCTAGCTCTTCCGGCTCTACGGTGGGGTCAACCAGCCGCCTACGCCACTCACCCCCGGCATCACTACAACGCACGCCGCAAGCTACGCACTCTGTGTCTCCGTCTAGGTGGAGAATGAACGACATAGACTTGCAAGTATTGCAGGTAAAGACAACATCACCTTCTACCTGTTTAGCTTCTTCTTTGAGTTCTTCTCTGGGTTCTCTTTTAACAAACCCTACAACTTCACCCATTCTGACACCCTTCTCGCTAATAATACTTCTTTGACCGCCCGCCGAAGTATTTTTCTTCCTCTGGCTCATCCAGATTAGTCCCAATATACCCACCCTTACGGAACCGCGCTATAGCCATAGAGGTAGAGTCCACGTAGTCATCATGCTCACCACTCGGGAACTCCGCTACCTCGTTGACAACCTCTTCCGCCCAATGTGTGTTGGGTACCCATATCCGCCCCGAAGCGAAAACATCGGAGACGGCGTTTAGGCGAGAAATCTTGTCATTGCCACGCGACGGTGTAAACTCCTGAACTGGTATACCCATCGCTCGTAGCTCATAAATAAGTGGTGCGCCAGACGCTTTCTTCTCGATAATCACGCTGTCAGGTTCCCACTCCCTGTAGTGTTCGATGGCTTTTTGTTTAAGCCTAGGGAACTCCATCCGCTCACGAAACGCGTTAAGCAGGATGATGTTGGCCTGAGTAGACCCGTCCCCGTCCCTGTCCTCGTGGTAGAACACCCCCCACGTCGTCGCGGCAGAATAGTCAGCCCGCTGGGTCTTCTCGAACGCAGTATCCCACGACTGCAGCACGAACTCGCACTTGGGGGGCCTGTTGGTCGGCCAGACCTTCCACCACTCCCGCTTGACGATGGCACTGGTCTCTGATGTCGGCTGCTGCTGGTACTGCGCCATCCACTTCGAGTTAGGCAACTCGGCACGCAGGGCCTCAAGTTCCTTCATGGGCCAGAACTGCGGCCACAGGGGGTTCCCGCTCGGGAGGATGGCAGGGAATTCGATCACCTCCCACTCCTCACCGCTACGCTGGGCAGCGGCCTTGAGAACCTGCCCCACCAAGTCCCGCTTACTCCATCGTGTTGCCACGATGACGATGGCCCCGCCCGGTTGAAGCCGCTGACGAGGGCCGGAAGTATACCACTCGTACGTCTTATCGTAGATATCCGGGTTAGTTTCCGCCATAGCGGCTTCCTGTTCGGCGTGTGGATCGTCGATGATTAATAGGTCCGCGCCCTTACCGGTAACCGCACCGCCGACACCGATAGCGAAATAGTCCCCCTGCTTACTGGTGTTCCATCGCCCCGCCGCCTTGGAGTCAGCCTGCAGCACTAGGTTAGGGAAAACGTTGTGGTAGACCTCTGTGTCCACCAA